TATTAGCATCGGGGACCCCGAACTGTCAACTGCCGGGGTCTTCGGAGCAGCTACCGCCGGGAACCACGGAGCAGCAACAGCCGGGGACCACGGAGCAGCAACAGCCGGGTACTGCGGAGCAGCAACAGCCGGGTACTGCGGAGCAGCAACAGCCGGGGACTGCGGAGCAGCAACAGCCGGGGACTACGGAGCAGCAACAGCCGGGGACTACGGAGCAGCAACAGCCGGGGACAGCGGAGCAGCAACAGCCGGGGACAGCGGAGCAGCAACAGCCGGGTACTGCGGAGCAGCAACAGCCGGGGACTACGGAGCAGCAACAGCCGGGGACAGCGGAGCAGCAACAGCCGGGTACTGCGGAGCAGCAACAGCCGGGAACTGCGGAGCAGCAACAAGTCGTGGAAAATCATCAACCGGCGAAAACGGATTATCTGTTGCAAGAGGAAAATGGGTAAAAGCAAAAGGAGGGCTAGGTTCGATTTTGGTTATTGCAGAAGAAGAACAAAATAGCTGTAAAATTTCCAGCTGGAAAGCAGTAGTTGTTGATGGAGTAAACATCAAAGCAGATACATGGTACACGCTTAAAGATAGAGAACTCATAGAAGCGGAAGATTAGATTTATAAAATGCCCCGGCGGTGATATGAACACCAACCGGAGCCGTAACCACATTACCCAAACTAATGCGGATACAGGAATATTTTACCATTTTCTCCTGTATTACGCAAGCACAGGAGGAAAATATTTATGAACATTGAAAACCAGAAGGACAAGCCAACATGGGAAGGGCTGGAGCAGTATTTTGCTGTAGAGGTAATAGAGCAGAGCAAGAGGAATGCAAAGCATTGGTTTATAGCGTTTCTGGTAACGCTGGCGGCGCTGATAGGCACCAATGCTGCATGGCTTTATACGGCCGGCACTTATGACTATGTTTCCCAGGATGGCACTGGACTGAACAACATCAATACAGGAACACAAGGAGACTTAGAGAATGGGACAGAGAGCCAGGATTAAAAAGAACGGCAAGAGCCGGGGAATCAAGAGGAAGAGAAGGAGATAAACGATGTACATCAATCCATTTTTAGCAGGAGTTGTTTGCACTGTTTTTGCAGAGATACTAATAATTATAGCAATAGCGCTTTACCAGTATTTTAAGAGTTAATGGCGGTGTGTGGCACACAGGTCCAGGTTCGATTCCTGGCATAACCATGGTGGAAAGTAAGAGGGTGCCGGTTCGACTCCGGCCGCCGCCAACTTAACATTTAACTATGGAAAAGGAGAAACTATATGAAAGAGCAAGAAGCAATAGAATTACTAAAAGGTATGCAAAATCCATTACAGGATTATGCAGATATGATTGGTGCTCCGGCTTTTGCGTCTGGGCATAGATATGTATATCCAGAACCCGAAGACTATGCTATCGAAGAGGCAATAACTGTTTTGGAAGAAAAGAAGAGTCGAAGATGGATTCCAGTATCGGAACAGTTGCCGGATGAACCAAAATTTTTCCTTGTAACATTTGCAAAACAATTTGGAGGATACGATATTGAATACTGCTATTATGAATGCGAAAAATGGTTCATAGTTGCTGACGGTGATAATAGCGAAAATAAGGCATGGAGAGAAGAAATGAAAAGTGTTGTTGCATGGATGCCACTGCCGGAACCATACCGGCCAGAACCGGGGAAGAAGTGCTGAGTATTCAAATTAAGATTTTAAAAGGAGGTTGCAAAAATTATGTATAAAAGCGTATATGTAAAGACTCATGAATGTTTTGCAAAGGGAATTGATTGCAATGAATTCTATTTTTCCAACGTTGATATCGAAGATGAGGCAAATTTTTTAACATTATATGATAGAGACGGCATTTTAGCTTTTAAATGTCGCGTAACTGATATTGAGCGTTTTGCTAAGATGCAAGATTAGCAATTAAGGAGGAAGTAAGAGTGAAATCTAAGAAGCCGTCAGAATGGCAAAAGGACAGCATACGGCTACTGATAGAAGAAGCCAAAATAAGAAATAACTTTGATGATAATGAGCTGGCCTTGTATTTGGGGTTTTGCACAAGCTCGTTTAGAGAGCGTAAAGCCAACCCTCAAAAACTGACAATAGAAAAATTGCAGATACTTCTGCAATTGACCGGGAAGGAGATGAAATTTGTTGAAACAGCTTAAATACATACCTGTTGGCAAAACACACTTAAGCCCACGGCAGAAAGACCGTATGATTATTCGTGGCTTAACCGCTGTGGTGATGGTCTTAAGCGGATTGTTGGTGATATGTCTGGCGGTGATGCTATGAGCCGCCGCCGGAATGGAACCAACCGGGCCGGGGCAATGGTGAATGCCAGCCGGTACACCGGATATGGTAAGCCAATAAAAAAGGTCGTCAGCCTGGAAGGGCTAAACGACCGAATACAAAAAATAACTCAATCTGATTATATCAGAGATTACGGAGGTTTTCAAGATGGAAGATAAGTATAAGATACTATATCACTATCTTTGGACACGTTTTAGAAAAGAGACTGCACAAAAGGCCATCAATGCAGCTAGTACTGAGGTAAAAGAGCATTATGACCAAATATTAGAGGATATGGCTGTGATGGAGGCGGAATTTTTTTTTGATGAATATTGTGAATGACTACCAATGCGATTCCTGTGGATGTTTCCTTGACCCGGAAAGATGGGAAGTATGCGATAAATGCAATAAGAAAGCCACAAAGCGGAATAAAGAGCATTACAAGGAGGTTATAAAACATGAATCTGGAACACAAGATGATTGATGGTACTGTAATGGTATCTTATCTCCGAGATAGACAAAGCCACTTAAGCATAGGGAGTGTTGCCAGAAATGAACTTGAAAAAGCTGTGATATATGTTGTAGGAACGCTGATGAAGGAGGATACGGATGAAAAATCTTGAACTATATGAGCAGGTCCGTTCCGTCCCGGATAGCGCCAAGAAAACCATTAAGGGAGGACGTACAAGTGGTATGACCGATATCAACCCCATGTGGCGCATAAAAGTCCTTACTGAGCAGTTCGGTCCATGTGGTATAGGGTGGTACTACATACCTACACGAAAGTGGTTAGAAACATCAGGAAATGAGATAGCGGCTTTTGTGGATATCGAATTATACATAAAGGTTGACGGGGAATGGTCTAAACCAATTCCCGGAAACGGCGGCAGCATGTTTGCATCAAAAGAGAAATCCGGCATATATGTTTCGGACGAATGCTATAAAATGGCAACCACAGATGCTATATCGGTAGCGTGTAAGCAGCTTGGAATTGGTGCTGATGTTTATTGGGATTCAGATAGAACTAAATATAACAAGCAGAATAGTCCAGATTTGATTACTGAATCTGATATCAATGAAATATTCCTGGAGCTGAAACGGACAGGAATAGGGATTAAGAATGTGCTATCAAAGTATGGACTGACTGATATTCATGATATGACTAATTCCCAGGCAAATGAAACAATTAAAAAGCTGAAAGAACATCCAGATAAGGAGTTAGTAATGCAGCCACCGAATGATATGCAGGATAGTGAACTACCATGGAATGACCCAAAGAGGTGATTATATGCATGAGGCAGCAGACATAATAGCATACAAGCTTGTTCCAGAGGGAACGTATCTAAAGATATTTATTCCTGGAAAAAATCTTATGGAACCAATCGTTGATAAGCACATGAATAGATGCAGTGTATGGCTTGACGATGGTAGACATATAAGTGCAGACCAGCGCAAAAAGATTTATGCCACAGTTAATGACATCTCCGCCTATTCCGGGAACGTGCCTGAGGTAGAGAAAGAATGGCTTAAGTATTTACATATCAACCGGACCGGATGCGGATATTTTTCACTGTCTGATTGCTCTATGGATACTGCCAGGGAATTTATCAATACTATGTTGGATTATGCGCTGGAGCAGGGAATACCGTTGTTGGATTTCGCCCTTAACCGTACCGATGATATAGGACATTACCTGTATGCGTGTTTAAAGCTTCGTAAGTGTGCTATATGCGGTCGAGATGGAGAGATACATCATGTAGATACTATCGGCATGGGTAATGACCGGAGGAAGGTTGATGATTCGGAGTACCGGAAAATATGCTTATGCCGGCAGCACCATACAGAAGCGCATAGCATTGGTATGACAGCGTTTGAGGACAGATATAAGGTGTACGGAATCAAGTTTGATAATTAAAATTTCTGGGATAACCGGAGGAAAGTTATGATTGATAGGAAACATCCTTTTATTTTTAAAGTAAAATGGAGAGATTTTTATATTTTGTGGGTTTGGAAGTTTGCTTTAATATGGATTACCAAAGCCGAACATACAAATCCAAAGAAATACATAGAAATATGGAATGCAGAATATGGAAAAGCATTGGTATTCGGAAGATATGGAATCGGAATAGGTCATGCATTTAAGTTTAAGCCATAAAACTGACATTTTTGGTATCTATTCCCCTTGCGGGATGATACATACAACGGAAATGAGTACTGGTCAGAATGCTGATATGTCACGATATACTTTCTGACCCTGGGCCGGGACCTGTCAAACCTCCTTTACCCGGCCCGAAAGGAGGGATTATTTGAAGAATAAACGAACTGTTAGCGAAGAAGTTCAGGCAAGGGTATATAATGTGCTCCTTGTAGGAAAAGAGAATGCATTGAACCGAGATGAACTGGTATCTAAGACAGGAGAAGAAGATAGAGACATACGAACCGCGATTGAAATGTTAAGACACGATAAGGTGATTCTTACATTGTCGAAAGGGAAAGGTTACTATATACCTCCTGATGATGCACAAGGGCGGCAGGAAGCCTATAAATGGATTGAAAGCCAGAATAGCCGGATAGAGAGCATAAAGGCGGCAGAGCGTGGCGCACAGCTCTTTATAAAAAAAAATAAGAACACTAAAAGAAAAGATACCGGATTTCCTGGGCAATTGAGTATGTTTGGTGCAGGATTATGAGAGACAGTTTTGTAATGTATACAGCGAATATAGACCAAATATCACTGCTAAATATGGAGCAGAGAGGAAATCTGTTTACTGCTATCATGTTATATGCAGCAGACAAGGAACTTCCTCAGATGGATGGAATGACACAAATGGCTTTTAGCTTTATTAAGGCTCAGCTTGATAGAGATAATCAGAAGTACCAGAAGATGATAGAATCCAGAAGAGAAGCTGGGAAACTTGGAGGAAGGCCAAAAGGTAGTGCTTCTTCTGATAAACCGGAAGAAGCAAAAAAAGCAAATGGTTTTTTTGAAAAGCAAACAGAAGCAAAAAAACATGATAATGTAAATGATAATGATAATGTAAATGATAATGTAAATGATAATGTAAATGATAATGTAAAAGATAAAAAAAACTATTGTGTGCGTTTTGAGCAGATGTGGCAAGCGTACCCGAGAAAAAAAGAGAAAGCAGCGGCCTATAAGGCATATAAGGCGCGCTTATCTGATGGATTTTCAGAGGACGAGCTGGAAACAGCAGTTAAAAGATACGCTGATGATTGTAAAAGTATGCACACGGAAGAACGGTATATCAAACATGCGGCTACCTTTTTTGGCCCAAATACGCCGTTTGCGGATTACCTGAAAGGAGATGGAGATGGACCCATTGCAGGAAATGCTCAGCCGAATACAGAAGGAACGCAGACATACAACGATGACTACCTCGAAGGAGCCGGGGAAGGGTTTGATGGCTTCTGATGTCTGCCCCAAATGCCACGGCACCGGATGGATATACTGGTTTGATGACGAAGACCGGGAAAGCGGATATAGATGTGACTGTGGTTTGGTGGAACGACAGATTGCGAACAGGAAATTGGAATTTGCCAATATACCTGAGGCATTTAGAAACCTTGATATCCGTTCCTTCGACCTGGGGGTATACCGGAAGGATGAGAGCCGGAAGGTAATCAGGAATACCGGGGCAGCCATTAAATACTATCTGGATAACCTGGATGAAATGAAAGGCAACGGAATGGGACTGTACCTGTATTCCGGGACCAAGGGGTCAGGCAAGACACGAATGGCCGCAAGCATAGCAAACGAGATGGTCAGTACATACAGGATGCAGGTTAAGTTTGCCGGCTCTATGCAGATTATCAACGAGATTAAGGCCACATGGGATGATAAGGACAGAAGCGAGAGCGACCTGTTAAGAGCGTTATCCACTGTACAGGTCTTGGTGATAGATGATTTCGGAACGGAGATTCCAAAGGACTGGATTGGAGAACGGTTTTACAGCATCATCAATGGCCGGTACCAGGACAAGCTGATAACAATGTACACCAGCAATTTAAGCCTGCAGGACTTGCGATATGATGACAGGATAACCAATAGAATCAAGGAACGTACATTCCAGCTGCCATTCCCGGAAGAATCCGTTAGGGAACTGATAGCAGAGCAGAACCGGAAAGCGCTTATAGAAGGAATGAGAGGATAGGAGTGGAGAGTTGAAGGAAATACATAAAAAAATCCTGGTGTTTGTAAAGCAATACATGTTAGAGCATGATTATCCCCCCACAACCAGAGAAATAGGGGACGGGGTAGGATATACGTCAAGCTCTACTATCTGGGGATATCTGCGGGATATGAAAGAGATAGGGTTGATTGATTATGTGGATGAATGCCCTAGAACTATAACAATACCCGGAATGCATTACACATGCGATACCAAGGATAACATTCAGGCAAGGGGGAAGTGAATTGCCAGATAACAAAATGAAAAATCAATATAGCGAGAATTCGGAACGTCAAAGAATGGCAGCGATTAAGAAAATGGAGAAATACCCATCACCTATGACGAAAGCATTTCTCCGACCGGCATATGATAGGACTGAAATATGTCCTGATTTTTCTAGGCGTCCAAGTAATCAAAACACACATTTAGCGGAGGAGGAAGAGTGAATGAAGGGATATAGACCAAAGCTCGTAGAAGGGCGCGTAAGTGGCACTGGATGGCCGATAGATGGGCATGTGGTAGCGTTAACGCTATGGGATTATGACAACCATGAGAAATACCATCTGTTCAGCTGGCCGGATGAGTCGGATGATGTAATGATGCGGACCATGTACCAAACAGAAGAAGAGGCGGGCCTATGTCTGGCTGATAGTCTGGAAGATTTTGAACAGAAATGGAAATCAGAGGAATGGGAAGCGCAAGGCTCATTTTGCATTCCGTTTGATAAGGTGGAAGTCACCGATGTTATTTGGGAAGAAGAAAAGGAACATGATTACGGGGAGAGAGGGAGGGAAAAGTATGACAATTGACAAGCGAGAAGCCGTAGGTATATTGCAGGAACACATTAATACATACCGTTACCAAACTACAGATAAGGGATGGGCGCAAATGGTACGAACGGGAATTGTCGGAAACACGATACCTGACAAGATAGATTTTATAGCAGAGGCAGAGAGGCAGATACAGGCTTACGAGATGGCTATTAAAGCGCTGGAGAGCGGCGAGGCAGCGGAATTTGTGGACCGGTGTTACCTTGGCAGCCTATGCCCATACCAGATGCCCGTGTAATGCTTATAACACAGCAGCGCATACCGGTACCTGATTCGCAGGACCGAGACTGCGTAAAGATAGCTGGCGTGGCTCTGGTGTATGCACAACCAGTAAGACCAGCAGCGGATGTGCCTATGGAGAGATAATGGAGGACCATACGGCCAGGGGTTCCGGTCTGGCGCACATCCACTATATCGTTATTTTGTGGAGGAAAGGTATGTTAGAAGAGGATTTAAAAATATTAGAAAAGGCATTGGAAGGAATAGAGCTGACGGAAGAGGAAAACAGACTGGTGGAATGGATTGCCGGATGGGATTTATGGACAGTACGGCAGTTTAGACAGATTATAAAAAAATGTCGTGAGTCAGACAATTAAGATTTTGACGGAGATGAAAAATGAGAAAAGTAAAATATAAAGCTAATTATGGATACGCTGGTACTGATGTAGAGGATGAGCTGGAATATCCGGACGGGGTGACAGACGAAGAAATAGAAGAGGATATTAAAGAAATTGTCATGCAACGGATTGACTGGTATTGGGAACCAGTAAATTAAACATTTGAGAAAAGAAGGTGCCAGATGAGGAAAGTACAATGGTGTGTAAAATGTAAAAAGTATCATCGTTTTGATGATATAAACTGGAAATACAACTGGAAACAGAGAACATGGGAGTGTTTGAAAAATTAAGATTCAGAGGAGATAGCAAATGCGCGAATATATAGATTTGGATATTAGAATTGATGGTAGAACTATTCCCTATCCGGTATTGACATCATGCGAATATTTCGCGTCACATGACAATATTGATGATGTTGATGGTTTTATAGATACCAATCCAGAGATTGACGAGTTAGTGACACAGATATTAGCTTTAAAGCAAAGCTGCTTCCTTTTAAGACATACAACATATAGTTGTCAGAGTTTGAGTGATGGTTTATATGACCTTAAAATGAAACTAATAAAAAAGCTTGCAGAAAAATACCAGTATATGTTTGATGATGAATGGATGGAAAAGCTCGTGAATTAACGTTTAGTGAAAGGAGAAGTATGTGGATACCATTTGAATTAGGGCAGACTGTTTATATAGTGGTTGATAACGGTTACAATACAGAGCACACCATACATGACGGGTATGACCATTTAGGGGAGATTGTTCGCAGGGAAACAGTGCATCATCCCTTATTGGAAGTTGAGCCGAGACGGTTTAATTTACAGATGCTTGCCTATCATGGGCTTGATGGTATATATGCAACCCGTGAAGAGGCAGAAACACATTTAAAAAATTAACATTTCATTGGGAGAAGGGAGAATTAGAATGTACGATGATTCTTTTGAAAGATTTAGAGGTGAGTGTTTAGAATACAATCACAATAAGAATTGCAATATGATTGAAGAATGGTGTAAAGAAGCTGGTGTTACCTCACCAGTAGGATACTATAACGAATTAGAAAAGCACATAATAACTATTTACACTAACGAACCAGGTTACCTTATCGGTATGGGAGGTTGCTTAGTTAACAAATTCAAGAAGAGATTGTGCGAACAATTTTATGCTAATGAGTATGAAGTGAAGTTTGTGGAAATCCGTGGTGGATTTGCAAATATAGAATAAGCAATAAAGAGTTATTTTGAAAACTAAGAAAGGAGCCGACCTCCGGCCGGAGAAAAGCTATAGCGGGTCCTTTTGAAAATGAGAGATTTGATTATTGACTGTTTCGCAGGTGGCGGAGGGGCAAGCGTAGGAATAGAGATGGCACTGGGGCGACCGGTTGATATTGCAATCAACCATGACCCGCAGGCGATTCGGATGCATAAAGTTAATCACCCGGATACGTTGCATTTGACAGAGGATATATTCAAGGTTGACCTTAAAAAGTATGTTGCGGGCCGTCATGTAGCGCTTATGTGGGCATCCCCAGATTGCACAAGCCATAGCAAGGCTAAAGGCGGACAGCCGCGGAACAAGGGACTCAGAATCCTTCCGTGGGCAGTGTACAAGCACGCTAAAGCAATACTTCCTGCCGTTGTGCTGATGGAAAACGTCGAGGAAATACAACAGTGGGGGCCTCTGGACGAGGCAGGGTACCCAATAAAAGAAAGGGCTGGAGAGGAATATAAACGATTTATAGCAGCCATGAAAAAGCTGGGATATGATTTCGACAGCCGGGAACTGGTAGCAGCAGATTACGGAGCGCCGACAACACGACGGCGCTGGTATGCAATTTTCCGGAGAGACGGGAATCCGATTATATGGCCGGAGCCGACACACAATAAGAGTGGATCCGATGGCCGGTTGAAGTGGCTGGAATGCGGAAATTATATTGATTGGTCGGATTTGGGGCGTTCCATATTCGACCGGAAGAAACCACTTGCAGACGCCACCATGAAGCGGATTGCAAACGGGTACATAAAGTACGTGGTGAATAATCCGAAACCTTATACGGTGCATAATCAGAATGCCGTCGCTTTTATGATTCAGTACCATGGTGAGACGCGGGAAGGAGATTCACGCGGGCAGCTTCTGACGGAGCCGATAAAGACAATTGATACCAGTAACCGATATGGTTTAGTAACGGCGTTCGTCACAAAATTTTATAAAACTGGGACGGGGCAGGGATGCGATGAACCTTTACACACAATCACGACATCACCAGGGCATTTCGGGCTTATATCCGCATTTTTGATTAAGTATTACGGCACTGGTTGCGGACAAGAGTTAGTAAGACCATTGGGGACTATTACAACAAAGGATCGGTTCGGTCTTGTTAATGTAATCACTGATATTGATGGGGAGCAATATATTTTGAAAGATATTTTTCTCCGAATGCTAATGCCGGAAGAACTTAAAAAAATGCAGGGTTTTCCAGTGGATTATATACTCAACCGGGATATTGAGGGCAAGCCATACCCTGTTAGTGAGCAGGTGGCAAGAATTGGAAATAGTGTGGTGCCAATTATGGCACAGGCATTGGTATCTGCCAATTGTGCATATCTGAAAATTGGAGAGAGAATGCCAAATATGAGGATTGATGATAGTGAAATACAATTAAAGTTTGCATAACAAAATTAGCATTTGATAGAGAAGGAGGTACAAGATGGCATATGCTGAAAAAACTACGGTATCCGTGGCACGGACGAAGGCAAATATAGAAGAGCTTGTTCAAACACACGGAGCAGAACAGTTTGTGAGCGGATACAAAGCTAATATGGCGGTTATCGGATTTACAATGTCCGGGCGGCAGATTCGATTTCTGCTTCCTCTCCCAGACAAGTCAGCGAAAGAATTTTGGTATACTCCGGGCCGAGGGCAACGCCGGGCGGATGATGCGGCGCATACTGCATGGGAGCAAGCCTGCCGAAGCCGTTGGAGGGCACTGTATTTAATTGTCAAGGCTAAGCTGGAGGCGGTGGAGGCTGGTATCAGCACGGTGGAGCGGGAGTTTTTGTACGATATTGTATTGCCAGATGGACGGACGGCTGGAGAATGGATTGCACCGCAGATTGAGATGGCATACCAGACGGGGCAGATGCCAGCAATGCTGCCGATGTTGGAAAATTAGCATTTAACCAATTAAACGAAAGGAGCTATAAAGTGAGAGAAATATTATTTAAAGCAAAGGGCCGTGATAATGGCGAATGGGTGGAAGGGTATTATGTACTCTGTCGTAAATGTCATTATATCCTTCCGATATTTAACAGTGATGCTCTGTATCATGGATATGATGAAAGATATGGCGAATGGATTGAGATAGAACCGTCCACCATCTGCCAGTATACCGGATTAACTGATAAAAACGGTTTAAAGATATGGGAAGGTGACATTGTCGAATGTGTCTATGATGGACAAGTCAATGTTAGAAAGATTATTTGGGATGACTCAGAGCTGAATTTTAAGGGGACAAATGGAAAAGACCAATATGGAACAAATTATGATTATTTGTCTTGTTGTGAAGAACTTGTTATTATGGGGAATATTTATGATAGCCCTAATCTGCTAAACTGAAATTTGGAGAAGATAGAGAATGAATAGTAGACAGAAAAAGAAATGCAATAAAAATTGTGAATCATGTAAATTGTTTAAAGAATGGGATTGTTTTAATGGACAATATGGTGAATATGGAAGATGTGAACTACCATCATATGTTTATCCTGTATGTAAACACTCTTCGGACTTAGAAGATGATTATGATTTGCCTTTTGGAGGAGATTTCAGAGAGCAAATAAAAAATATCACTGGAAAATCAGTTTGTAAATATTGGAAAAGAAAGTAACAAACTGAAATTTTATAACCTAAGAAAAAACAAATTGAGGAAAAAATTATATGCACAGAATAAAAACTGAGCGGTGGTCACCCGCCAAGATGATTCCGCCGCTCCCGTAAATACGTCTGAGTATATTATACCTTACTCAGACGTGAAAATCAATACGAATGAGGAGGATATAATTATGAGTACACAGACAATAAAAGCTGAAATAATCAACAATGTACTGGTAGCAATGTCCTTATATATCATGGAGCAGCAGACTCTTACCATTCTTCAAAATGTAATGCAGCAGGAATTAGTAAGGGTGAATATGGAGGAAATAACTACACTTCCAGCAGAAAGAAAGGATGATATAAGCCAGAGGAATCAGTACATAATACAATTATTCCTGGTCAAAAAACGCGATTTAGCAAGAGGAACCAAAGAAAACTATCTTAACGCCATACGAAGATTGCTGACAGAGATAAGCACAAAATCACTGGATCAGATGGATACCACGGATATTGATTGGTATTTATCGCGGTATGAAATTAGAAATGTGTCCAGTGGTGGTAAGAAAAACCAGCCCAGTACTTATAATAACGAGCGCCGTTTTCTGTCGGCATTCTTTACATGGATGCGTCTTGAAAAGCTTATTACAGATAATCCCGTAGAGTCTATACCTGCTAAAAAAGTCCCAGTTAAGCCTATAGACTATTACAACCCGGAAGAATCAGCAAGATTAAGAGATGCATGTAAAAATATCCGGGAGAGAGCATTGTTGGAGGTGCTGCGCAGTACTGGGGCCAGGATAGGAGAAATTGCGGAAATAGCCTTGGACCAGGTAGATATGAGAACCGGCGACATATGTATACAGGGAGAGAAAAGCGGAAAATATCGCACAATCTATCTGGATGATGATGCGCGGCATTATTATGGCCTGTATTTGGACAGCAGGAAAGATGATTGTCTATATATGTTCCCACGCTCCAGAAAACCGTATGGAAAGATGACTACTTGTGGATTTCGGGCGATATTGAAAACCATAAGAAAGAGAGCTGAACTAACATGCCGGGTATATCCGCATAAGTCACGCAAGACGCTGGGAATGAATCTGAAAAATAGAGGAGTTGATATTGGGACCATACAGGAAATTATGGGACATGCAGACCCAGGAGTTACGGCACGTTATTATGCACAGTCTAACCCGCGCACTCTTCGTTCAGTAAGAGAAAGAGTTAATGTGTAGGAAGGAGGGCTATGAGGACCAGGGACAAGAACTATAGCGATTATGGAATTACGGATGATGAAGCCAGACGCATAAAAGAATACTGCCAGACCGCCAGCGTAGAAGATAAGCTAACATTGTTCCAGTGCGCCATATCCTCCGCTCCTGGCCTGGAGGTGGAGATATACGAAAGCCTTGTAAGTAATATCGGATATGACAAGATGAGCAAGCGAAAGAATATACCAATTAAACGGGATGACTTTTACGGGTATCAAAGAAAAACGTTGGATGAATATAGGCGGTTAATGACATTGTTTGGGAGGTGGAAAGGATGATTAATACTAATAGCACTATACGAGTAACAGAGTTTTTATATGCCTTACGATTGGCTATAGAAGCCAGTAAGAAATTAACCGATGAAGATATGGTAATGCTTGAAAACATTGCGGAGAAAATGGAGGAAATAAAAAAATGAAATGCCCATATCGTAAAGAAACAAGTTTAATCAAAACGGTTGAAACAGAAAAAACCTTTGATACATTTGCTGATTGTTATGAAGATGAATGCAGGCTGTACTGTCACGAAACAAAAAGTTGTCTTAGGGCAGAAGCGCATAAAGCACAGATATTTGGTACAGTCAAGTATTCACAATAACGATAAGGCAAAGGGTGGAGTTAAGTAGAAACAATGAATACGCTTAAATGTGGGGACGGTTTGACCAACGCGAACATGGTAAAATTAGTATAGGACTATTATACCGTGTGAAGCACAAAGAATAAGGGGTGGTGATTGTGGCTTCCAGACTGACGGATAAGCAGAAAAAAGATATTATTGCTGATTATGTAGAGACTGGAAGCTACAATGCTACAGCAAAGAGATTTGGAGTGGCGCTGAACACAGTCAAAAAAATATGCACACAAAATGCAGATATTGCACAAAAATGCAAACAAAAAAAGGAACAGAACACAGCGGACATGTTAGCTTATATGGATTCCCGAAAAGAACAGGCGCAGGGAATCATTGATGAATATTTAAAGAAGTTAGCAGACCCAAAGAAATTAGAAAACGCTACTATTTCACAAATTGCAACAGCTATGGGAATTGTGGTTGATAAGTTTATGGATAACACTAAAAGGGGAGATAACACAGAAGGTATTACTATTTTGAATGATATACCAAAGGAAGAAAGGTAGAACAAAGATTATGGGTGAAATTGTTAAACTGACTGACGTAATCGCCCCATCCTTCTATGACGTTCACTGGGATATTCTGGACGGTAATCATACATATTACGACCTGTACGGCGGGCGAGGTTCCGCAAAGTCCTCTTTTATATCAGCGGAGATTGTGCTAGGTATGATGGACGACCCAGAGGCCAATGCTGTTATATTCCGTAAATATGCCGTAACCATTGGAGAATCAGTATTTGAGCAGATACAGTGGGCCATAGATGCACTGGGAGTAACGGAATTATGGGAATCCCGTACAAGCCCATACCGATTTGTTTATAAGCCGACAGGGCAAAAGATAATATTCCGTGGACTTGACAAAGCAAAGAAAACAAAATCTATAAAGGCCAGTAAGGGATACTTTAAATATCTATGGTTCGAGGAACTGGACGAATTTGCAGGACCGGAAGAAATACGAACTGTTGAACAGTCAGTATTGCGTGGTGGCAGCAAGTTTGTTGTATTTAAATCCTTCAACCCGCCTATCAGTCAAAGCAACTGGGCGAATCAGTATGTGAATACTCCAGACGATAGCGCGTATAGGCATAAAAGCGATTACCGTTCTGTGCCGATTGAATGGCTGGGAGAAATGTTTGTTGAGCGTGCTGAACATCTTAAAGCCACCAATGAGCGGGCATATAATCATGAGTATTTAGGTTTGCCGGTTGGGCTTGGCACAAATATATTTGATATGCTGGAGATTAGAACAATCACGGATGAAGAAATACAGAGCTATCAATCTATATATCAAGGTCAGGATTTTGGGTGGTGGCCTGACCCTAAAGCATTTATTCGGGCAGCCTATGTAGCAAATAAAGAAAAAATTGTGTTATTAGATGAATTAGGCGGGTGCAAGATTAGAAACTCTGATATGGCTCGCATGATACAGGAAAAAGGATACGATGATTATACTCTTATGTGTGGAGTGGACGAGAAGGAAAGTATTGTTGACCTTCGTGACGCTGGTATTCCAGCCCGTAGTGCTATTGTAACGCCTGGGAGTAGGAAATATACGTATGAATGGCTACAGTGTCGTACAATCGTCATAGACCCAGCCAGAACGCCAAGGGCATACAAAGAGATTATAGAGTATGAGCATGAGATTGATAGCAACGGAGAAGTGATTGCAGATTATCCAGACGGAAATGACCACTGGATAGATGCCTTACGGTATAGCATTTCTCCTATGGCTATGAGGAGGGGACACAGTGCGTAGTGGGGCAAAGAAAAATTATCCAAGGATATATAAAATATGGCAGGGTATCCGTCAGAGATGCAATAACCCGAATGACAAGGATTATGATAATTATGGTGGTAGAGGAATAAAGGTCTGTGAGGGATGGAATAACAACTCAATGGAATTTATTCAATGGGCCTTGCAAAATGGATATACTGATAATTTGAGCATTGACAGAAAAGATACAAACGGAGATTATTGCCCTGAAAACTGTCATTGGGCTACGGAAACAGAACAGGCCAGAAACAAGCGAAAACAGAGGACGAATAGAACCGGGTATAATGGCGTACATTATGAGGCAGATAGGGGAAAATATCGAGCTTTGATATACGTTAATAGCAGACGTATGGATTTGGGGAGATATGATACAGCAGAAGAAGCTGCCAAGGCACGAAGAAAGGGAGAAGTGAAATACTGGGGTGCTATGCCACAAGCCCATTATCAATGAGAAGGGGAAACAGCGCATGATAAAGTATAGATGTTCTGTATGTGGAAAAGAACTGACCTATAAAGCGGATAAATGTGGAGATTGTGCAAAAAAAGAATTAAAGAAGATTTTTGCAGATAATCCAGACTTGAAACAGGCTTATAAAGAGGCGTTAGAAGAAACATTCAGCCCAGAAAACCGAAAGAAGATGGCGGACGATATATGTAAAATCGCAAATGGGCTGGATATGTTGATGGGGCGCAAAGGTAAGGTTGATTAAATGGGACTAATAACATGGGCTAAAAAGGTGATAGGAATGATATTCAAGCGACAGGCAGAAGAAGATTTTAATGTTGAGTCAGTAGTATCCCCGGAGATGGAAAGCAAGATTGCAGAGTGCGCCAATATCTACCGTGGTACGCCCTATTGGGTGAACGCTGACGATAACGTTAAGACAATCAATTTTGCAAAGGCCATCTGCTCAGAGACGGCCCGACTTGCTACCCTGGCAATCGGAATACAGATTGATGGGAGTGCGCGGGCGGCGTGGCTCCAGGAGCAGATTGACAAGATATATTTCCAGATTCGCCACTGGGTAGAGTATGGTATGGCCTACGGCACAATCATCCTTAAGCCCAATGGAAAGGGACTGGACATATTCACACCGATGGACTTTATTATTACGGATTGTGACAATGAAGGTATCTATGGGATTGTATTCAAGGATAGCTACAGCGAAAATGATAAGTATTATACCCGGTTTGAGTATCATCGGTTTGTCGAGGTCAAGGAGGGGGAAAACACCTATTACCCATATTACATATCCAATAGAGCTTATGTGTCTCAGTCTGCAAAAAGTGTGGGGGACCCGATAGCATTAAACAGGACTAAGTGGTCTGACTTACTTCCAGATACACCGCCTATACTCAAGGCTAACAATGATAAAATAGACGGCCCCATGTTTGGTGTACTCCGCACTCCACAGGCTAACAATTTGGATATCTCATCACCTTTGGGATTGCCAATGTTTGCCGAGGCCATAGAAGAATTAAAGGACCTTGATGTGGCATATAGTCGGAATGTGGGTGAAATATTTGACAGTGAGAAAATTATATTAATTGATGACCAATTAATGCTTGGTGATGGAAGAAATTTAAAACGCCCAGGAGTAAATAAAGTTAAATTACCCCATTATGTAAGAAATGTATTTGGAAATAGTAATGGAGAATTTTACCATGAGATTAATCCATCGTTAAATACTGATATAAGACTTACTGGAATTAATAATCTTCTTTCATTTATTGGATTCAAGTGCGGATACTCCAACGGGTACTTTGTACTTGACGAAAAAACAGGTATGGTCACAGCAACGCAGGTAGAAGCTGATGACCGCCGCACTATCCAATTAATCAAGGATGTGCGCGACAAACTGGAAAGTTGTCTTGACGGGGCAATATATGCGCTTAATGTATATGCGGACCTGTACGGACTGGCACCAGCCGGAAACTACGAAATAACATATGATTTTGGAGACATTACATATAACCGTGAAGAGGACAGAGCAAGATGGTGGCAGTATGTTGTGCAGGGGAAGGTCCCGTCCTGGATGTATTTCCAGAAATTTGAAGGATTATCCGAAGAAGATGCAAAGGCTATGGTACAGGAAGCGCAGCCGAAGGATGGGACAAGGATGTTTGAGGAGGAATAAATTGAGAAGCTTATTAATTTGGATAGTATTCAATATCTCACTTGGCCCATTTGCTCCGAAAGTGTTTGAATGGTCGATTAGACATAAGGGAAAGAAGGAAGAGTAAATGTTAAGCCCTGAGTACCTTGCAAGAATCGCAGAAGGAAGTGAAGAAATAGCCTCACAACTCCATACATACATTATCCGTCAGATAATAGACCGCATGATGATACGCATAGGCCGTGGCGATGATTACCTGCTCACCTCCTCTGACCGATGGCGCATACAGATATTGCAGGATGCAGGTTATCTGCTGGAGGACATAACGGCAGAGTTATCCAAAGTCACTAAGCGGCAGGAAAAAGAAATCAAGTCCGCAATGGAAGAAGCTGGAGTCAAGGCCCTGGAATACGACCATAAAATATATGAAGCTGCTGGTTTGTCTCCAACACCGCTTACCCAATCACCGCAGCTTATTCGATTGATGGAACGAAACATGGATGCAACAATGGGAGAGTGGAAAAACTATACTAGGACCACAGCAGAAGCCGCACAAAGGCTTTTTATAAACGAATGTGATAATGCATACCACCTTGTATCTTCTGGGGCTGTATCGTACACACAGGCTGTCAAAGAAGCAGTTAATAATGTGGTATCGGTCGGAGTAGTAATACATTACCCTTCAGGTCATAAAGACACTATAGAAACTGCTACAGCGCGCGCGGTACGCACCGGGGTGGCTCAGGCGTGCGCGGACATAACGCTTGCAAGAATGAAAGAAATGGGTTGTTCGTTGGTGTTGACCTCGGCTCATATAGGCGCGCGTACTGGGTCAGGAGGGCCAGACCATACAAATCACTTATACTGGCAAGCAGGGATATATTCTGTGGATTGGGATAAGGTTGAAAAGGCAAAGAAAAGAGAGGGTGCTTAATCCCTCTCCGGCTTTCCCAAATGCTCCTTTATGAGCCGTTCTAATATAGCAGATACAGAACATTTTTCCTTGACTGCCAAGATTTTGATTTGTTCCAAAAGACCTTCGTCTATCGTGGTTGTGAATTTGACTTTGCTCATATCGCACCTCCTAATATGAATATACCATAAATACGTATGGACGTAAAGTTGGAAATATGGTACAATATACGTAAAGGAGTATATACGTATAAAGGAGAACGGAATGGGAACTAAAAGAAATCTTATAGGTCAGAAATTTGGCAGACTTACAGTGATTGGTGATGGTACACACGAAAACTGGATACACAAGTGGAAGTGTAAGTGTGAATGTGGGAATATAGTTTTTGTTGATACGGCTAAACTTACTACAGGACATACGCAATCATGCGGATGTTTAAAAAAAGAACGTATTTCAAAAGCTTCTTTAGTTCACGGAAAATCCAAAAGCAGAATACACAAAGAATGGAGAGGGATACTTCATCGGTGCAAAAATCCTTCTGCCTCACACTATGAAAATTATGGAGGACGAGGTATTAAGGTATGTGATGAGTGGCAAGGGGAGAATGGTTTTCTCAATTTTTATAAATGGTCTATGGAAAATGGGTATGCAGATAATTTGACGCTTGACAGAAAAGATAATGACAAGGGGTATTCCCCAGATAATTGTCGTTGGATAACACATCAGGAAAACTGTTGGAATAGGGGAACAAGAAAAGACAGCAGAACGGGAAAGTCTGGCGTTACAAAAGTCACCACTAGAACAGGGGAAATAAAGTATAGGTCGTGCATTATGGTAAACGGAAACAATATTCATCTAGGGTATTTTTATAATCTTGATGAAGCCATAGAGGCGAGAGAAAAAGCCGAAGAAAAATATTGGATAAAGAAGGGGGATGATTAAATGAGTAGTTTGTATCCAGATTTTGTTGATACCTGTGGTTGGGGAAAGGTTGACGGGATTTGCGGGGCAAACTGTCGAACGTCATAGTTTCGGCCCATATTATGAGGGGAAGGGAAACCCTTATAAGGACATCCAAACCGCAGACAATTACAAGGTTGAACAGTTGGAGAAGCGGCAGCGAATGCTTGAACGGCGCATCAGAAAGACTAAGCGAGAAGTTATGGGAATGCAAGAAGCTGTAGATAAATGCAAGGATGAACCGGCTAAATTTGAAATGCAGCTTGAACTTGACCGTAAATCATATTTGTTACAGCGTCAGAATAAAGCATACAACGAATTTTGTAAAACGAACGACTTGCGCACCCAGCAGGAACGATTGCAGATTGCAAGATGGAACCGGGAGCAGGCCGCAAAGGCTAGGGGAGCAGCGCGGAGGTATCAGAATGCGAAAGGAAAAGAAGAATGAGCAGATGGAAACTATTCAATCCTAATCCACGCAATCAGCGTGTGGGCGATTGCCCTATCCGGGCTATAACAAAAGCCCTTGACAGCGACTGGGAAACGGTATTTGCCGGAGTGACGGTATGTGCGTGTGCTCTATCTGATATGCCATCAGCCAATCATGTGTGGGGTGCATACCTACGTCAAAATGGGTTTAAGCGGTACATAGTGGATGACCACGGACAAGATGTATACACGGTCGAGAACTTTTGTCAGGATAATCCTATGGGAACATACGTATTAGCAATTACAGGGCATGTGGTGTGTGTGCAGGATGGTTATTACTGGGATACATGGGACAGCGGGCAGGAGATACCAATATACTACTGGGAAAGGCGATAACTTATGGAAACATTAAACTCTATTATGGTTGTATGCGGTTGGCTTATTACTCTTGGAGGTGCAGGAGCCGTAATATACAAATTGTTGCATCCAGCATTTAAGCTAAAAAACCGAGTGGATAAATTAGAAATAAATGTGGAAAATGATTATAAATCTATCAAAGAAATAAGAGATATGCAATCTCTTTTATGCCAAGGAATGATAGCATTAATTGATAATCGTATAACCGGTAACAACATAGAGGGTTTAAAAAAAACCAAAGAAGCTATGATAAAGCATTTGTCAGAAGGTATTTAAGGAGCGTTGCGTTGAAGGTATATGACTTTACAGTGCCAGAACTAAACTATTTTCGTACATATTGTAACTTTACGGATGAAGAACGGGCACTGTTTGAGTACCGGGCTAAAAATTATCCTTTGGAATATTGCGCTGAACTAATGAACGTAAGTGTATCCACAGTCAAGAGATTAAGCAGAAAAGTAAACAACAAAATCATAAGGGTGTGTTAATAAGGGAGAAAACAATTTGAAACAGTTTGCAGATGAAAGTGAGTTAATTATAAATTGTGGAAGAACACCCACGCGGGGGAATTGGGTGTCTGTAAAATGGAATGGATTTGAAATAAAATTATCAGACAATGACCAAGTTGCTATTTCACAGCAAGCATTAAAAGATATGTGTATAAAATGCTTAAACGAATTGTTTGGATGATTTTGGATATTAGAATACTTTCTTGATACTTTTATAAGTCTTTGACGACCTGTCAAGGGCTTATTTTTTATGGGATAATTGAAATATAAAAGAACGGAGGGGATATAATGCCGCAACCATTTATCAATCCAAACTATCTGAATACATATCCAAACGCATACCCATATCAACCACCTATGGACCGATTGCAGCAGCTACAGGCACCATACCAGATGCCGCAACAGACGCAGGTTCCACAGGTCCCGCAGACCAACCAGGGAATATTATGGGTGCAGGGTGAGGCCGGGGCAAAGTCGTATTTAGTAGCGCCCAGCACATCTATATTGCTGATGGACAGCGAAAATGAGTATTTTTATATTAAGACAACCGATGCGGCAGGGATGCCAACACTCCGCACTTTTGAATATAAAGAGATTGTAAATGGTCAGAAGAAGGAAATTGCACCGGCTGAAAATCTTGACGAAAAGTATGTTACCAGAAACGAGTATCAGGATTTAAAGGCAAAATATGATGAATTATATGGCCTTTTAGAATCCAGCACAGCGCCAAGCGGAAAGGGGAAATAATATATGAATCCATTATTTAGCATGTTGGGCGGCGGCTCACCAATGGGCGGCATGATGCCTGGAATGGGCGGGGGAAACAACCCAATGCAGATGATTCAAAAGTTTATGGAATTTAAGAACAATTTCAAAGGGAACCCCCAGGAAGAAGTGCAGAAGATGCTACAATCTGGGCAGATAACTCAACAGCAGTTAGACCAAGCCCAGCAGATGGCACAGCAGTTTCAGCAGATGCTTGGAGGCATGAAAAAATAGTACATAAATCAATGCGCATGATTTTGTAAATAAATTTAAAGGAGTAAATATTTATGGAAAGTGGTTACTCTTTAGCGGACATTGCAGCCGCTACAGGAAACAATAACAGAAATGGTGACGGTATGTGGGGCGACTGGATTTGGATTATCGTTCTCTTCCTTTTTGCCGGGGGAGGCTGGGGCAATGGCTTCGGCGGCAACGGTGCAAATGGCGCGGGACTCCAGGGTCTTGCAACCAGAGCAGATATCAATGAGGGCTTTGCTTTGAATGGTATAGAAAACGGAATTAGAGGTATCCAGCAGGGTATCTGTGACAGCACATACGCACTGAACAACACTATCACCAGCGGATTCAACGGTGTTGACCGCAGCTTATGCCAGATGGGCTATCAGCTCCAGGATTGCTGCTGCCAGACACAGCGCGCAATTGACGGAGTAAACTACAATCTGGCTACACAGTCATGTGATACCAGAAATACAATCCAGAACGCAACAAGGGATTTACTGGATAACAACAACAGCAACACCAGGGCCATCCTTGACTTCTTGACTCAGGACAAGATTTCCAGCCTCCAGGCAGAAAATCAGACTCTTAGGTTCCAGGCAAGCCAGACTGCCCAGAACGGCTTTATTGATGCAGTTGGTAACACTATCGTTGCACAGCTTCGTCAGCCGCAGCCTGTACCGTCTTACACGGTCCCTGCACCATATCCATACGCATCTAACTGCGGTTGTGGATGCAACAATGGATGCGGATGCTAAATCGGAACGAGCAGTTTTACGATAATCTTGCCCTATATGCAACAGCATTACAAATGATTGATGTGTTTTTGCTTTTAGGAGAAGCTTCCAATAATGATATTATGGAAGCGCTTCAACAACAAAATAAAGAATACATGGAAAAGATTATCGACCAGAACAACCGCATATTGCGTATCTTGTCCGAAAAGGACATGTCTACTGAATAGTAGTATTACACACATGGAGGGGTAGGCACAGGCTTGCCCTTCTGTGCATATAAGGAGGAATTATTATGGCAGATTTTGTAACTGCTGGTACACAGACCGTTGAAGTCAATGCAAGTGTTTTGTTTGCAGCAAACCGGATATATTCTTGCAATTGTCCAAACATAAGACATGAGCCACTTTCTGGGAGAGTAGTTTTACTTCCTGGCCTGTACCGTGTAGGCTTTAACGGAAACTTTTCCGCAGCCGCAGCAGGTGACGTTATTTTTGAAGTGCAGCAGGACGGCGAAGGCATCCCCGGTGCAAGAATCCAGAACACAGTTGCCGCCGGCGCAACAATCAATGGAGCAGCAACTGCAGAAGTACGAGTGTGCAAGCCATGTTGTGCTACCCTGTCGGTGAAAAACGTTGGAACCGCAGCGGCGACAGTATCAGACGCTAACCTTGTTGTTAGCAGAATAGGTTAAGGAGGTAAGGCTATGAGTTATAAATTAATGCAAAAAATCCACGAAGAGCTGGACAATATTGCGGAGAAGGGCCTTAACACCAGCAACCTTGAAAACGCATACAAACTGATTGACATGTGGAAAGACATGGAGAATGTGGAGTACTGGAAGTGCAAAGAAGAGTACTACAATCAGGTAATGGACGAAATGGACGGCGGAGAATACAGCGAAGCGCGTCGCAAGCGCGACAGCATGGGACGTTATAGCCGTGCTGATGGAATGTCACAGGACTATGATAATGACAGCTCATATCGCGGCACACGCGGAAAACATTACGTCAGAGGACACTACAGCCGTGCGACCGGTCCGGCCTATGATGACTACATGAATCAGAAGCAGAGCTACAGAAGTGGTGGAAAAGATGAAGATTGCAAGCGCCGTATGCTTGCAGCCTTGGAAGAGCATATGGACGAACTGACAGAAGAGTTAGGCGAAATGTCGAAAGATGCTGACTGCCGGGAAGAAAGAGAAACCATGAAGAGATATATTGAGAAGTTACGCAATATGGTGTAACACATTGGCGGTAGGAAAAATCCTGCCGCCTTTGAAAAATGTGGGGACGATTATTATTTGCGAATACGGTAAAATGGGAGTAGGAATAAGCAGAAAGGGTGAAAAAAGGGTGAAAACATGGTAAAAGACAGTTGGGTGTACTGCCCTATATGTAACAATAAAACTCGGACTAAAATACGACCAGATACGGTTGCGAAAAACCTTCCCGTATTTTGCCCTGTATGCAAGAATACATCCATAATGAATATTGCAAAAGGAAAAGCAAGTGATTTAGATAAAAGTGGTTTATCACCTGCAACATAACTTTAGAGCCAGACGCCAGACGCAGAGCCAAACAGATGCAAGAGTTTGTTTGGCTCTTTCTTTATATTGACCTCCCTCCTATAGCACATGTCCTTAAAAGAAACAGGTTCTAGCGCATAGCGTGAACAGCCTGGAGGTTGAAAAGCGGATGCAATTTCCGGCATGTGCGTTTTTGGACAAGTCAAGTCCTACAAAATGGCAACCGTTGGTGGACGGTTACACACCTACAAATAACCTAATAACGGAAAAGGAGAATCATCAATGAAAACCGAAGAATTAAAAGCACAGGGATTGACAGAGGAACAGATATCTTTTGTCATGGCTGAAAATGGGAAAGACCTCAAAAAGTTGCAGAAAGAAAACGACAATCTGAGCGCGGACCGGGATACCTGGAAAGAAAAAGCAGAAGCAGCAGAAGCAACGCTGAAAGGCTTTGAAGGGGTTGACCTGGAGACGATGCAGAGGGAAATATCTGACTGGAAACAGAAAGCTACGGAAGCCGAGAAAAAAGCCCAGGAGCAGCTTTACGCGCGTGACTTTTCGGACGCTCTGAAAACGGAATTTGAGGGTATTAAGTTTTCCAGCGAAGCGGCTAAACGTGCAATTATGGCAGAAGTAAAAGAGGCCGGTTTAAAACTGAAAGATGGTAAAATTCTGGGGCTGAATGACCTTTTGTCTCAAATGAAAGAAAAAGATGCTTCGGCTTTTGTTGATGATGCACAGCAGCAGGTACAGCAGAACATGGCGAGGTTTACCGCACCAGTAGGTAAGCAGAATACGCCAGGAACTATGACACGAAAGGATATTGAAGCGATTAAAGACCCGTCTGAGCGCCAGTCTGCAATCGCCAGTAACCTACATTTATTCGGTAAAGGAGAACAGTAATGGCAGCAAAAGCCAATATAATCACAAGCGCGGACATACAGGTAACAGCGCGAGAAATTGATTTTGTGACCCGGTTTGAACGGAACTGGCAGCACCTCCGGGATATCCTGGGGATTATGCGTCCTATCAAGAAAACACCGGGCGCGGTGCTGAAAAGCAAATATGCAGAAGGAACTTTACAGAGCGGTGCTGTAGGCGAAGGAGAGGAAATCCCTTACAGCAAATTTACGGTAAAGGAAAAGACATATGCGGAGATGACCATAGAGAAGTATGCAAAGGCCGTTTCCATTGAAGCAATTAAAGACCACGGCTATGAAAATGCCGTTCAGATGACAGACGATGAATTTTTGTTCCAGCTTCAGTCGAATGTAACAGAACGATTCTATACATATCTGAATACTGGTACACTTACTGGAACGGAAACTACATTCCAGATGGCCCTTGCTATGGCAAAAGGAATGGTAGAAAACAAATTCAAGCAGATGCACCGGAATGTTACAGGTGTGGTTGGATTTGTAAATATTCTGGATGTTTATCAGTACTTGGGCGCAGCTGAAATCACCGTGCAGAATCAGTTTGGTTTCCAGTATCTTAAGGATTTCATGGGATTCAACACAATCTTCCTGCTGTCCGATTCGGAGATTGCAAGAGGAAAGGTAATAGCTACACCGGTGGAAAACATTGTAATGTACTATGTGGACCCAAATGAGAGCGATTTTGCACGGGCGGGTCTTGTATATACCACTGGAGCCGGGGAGACAAACCTTATCGGATTCCATACGCAGGGAAATTACAATACCGCTGTTTCCGAAGCATTTGCAATCATGGGACTTACCTTGTTTGCAGAATATATTGACGGAATCGCAGTTGTTGATATTACTGATAATCCCGTTCTTGGAACACTGACGGTAACTTCTTCGGCCGGAAGCACATCAGGAAACACAAAATTAACCGTTGAACCTCCCCTCGAAACAGGACACATGTACAAGTACAAAGTGGCAACTGATTCCGCTCCAGAAGTGAAATATGGTCAGAATGTAAAGACGTGGACAGCATGGGACGGTAAATCTGATATCAAGGCAACGACCGGGAATCATATCACAGTAGTTGAGTGTGACAATACCTATAAGGCGTTGAAATCTGGAAATGACGATGTAACGTCTCACTCTTAAAGAAAGGAGAATCCGGCATGGCATATGCAGACTATGAGTTTTACACAACAAAATACTACGGCAGTTCCATACCGGATTCCCAATCATTTGATAAGCAGGCAGAACGGGCAAGCGACTTCCTTGATAAAATAACATTTGACAGATTGGTTGACGGCCTCCCAGATAATGAACGAGTGCAAACCAAAATCAAGAAAGCCGTATGTGCATTAGCTGATAAACTGTATGGTTTGGAACTGGCAGAAAAACAGGCGCTATCTGCCGCCGCGGGAAGTATAACCAGCGGGACCGGCGGCGCAACCACAGGCGTTATCACGTCAAAGTCATCCGGTTCCGAATCAATCAGCTATGCATCCCCGTCAGAAATAGCTAACGGAGCTAAAGCCTGGAGTGATATATATTCTGCGGCGGGGAATAAACAGGAAACAAATAATCCCCTGTATGATACTGCAAAGGTGTATCTGATGGGAGTAAGAGATAATAATGGCGTTCCATTGCTGTACGCCGGAATGGGGTAGATATGGATATAACGACATTGGGAACATGTGTGGCTATTGTGGCTTTAAGCTATGTGGTTGGTCTTGGATGCAAAGCGGCAAAGAAGATACCGGACGAATGGATACCGGTCATTATGGCTGTTGTGGGTGGCGTTCTGGGAGCGCTTGGTATGGGAACTATACCAGATTTCCCGGCATCGGACTATATCACGGCTGTGGCGGTCGGTGCTGTGTCTGGTCTGGCAGCTACAGGCGTTAACCAGATGTATAAGCAGATGAATAAATAACGGAGGGGATACCTTATGTACAATGCCACGGTGACAGTTTTTAATTACTACGAATCATCCACAACTGGCGTTGGTATTTGGTATCCCCATGTATTATCAGGCGTTGACCTTAATACCGACAAAGGCGCAATACTAAAAAAGTATGGGCCAGACAGCACGGATAATGCCGAATTACACATAGCTTATGAATTACAGGATGGTAAACAAATAATCCGTGATACTGACGGTAAAGAATTGCCGTGGCTTCCTCCGAAGGAGTGGATGAGACAGGTAAATGATTTGCTGGACGATACCATTACCTTTGATGCATCGGATAATTGCTTTTTCTGGGAAGGGGTATGGGATAACGGCCCGGTAAACGATGAAGATTATCGTGAAGGTTTTTATGCTTATATGAATAATCGGTATGACTTCGTATATTTGGTATCCTCTGTTGGAGGTCCATACTCTGTGATTCCTCACTTTGAGATATTGGGGAAATAATATGGCGAGCAAAACAACACATTTTAAAGGCTTTTCCGTTGTTGATGGAGAGATAAAGATTACGCTCAAATTATCCCGGTTTGATAAACAATTTCAGCATGCTCAATATGAACTTGACGGAAATGTAATGAATAGTATGGTTCCTTTTATGCCTATGATTACAGGCGATTTTGTGGATGTTACCAGGTCCGCAAGTGCTGCAATACAAGGGATTGGAAAAGTGTATGCTGCCTATGGACCTGCTGGTCGTTTTTTATATCAGGGTAAAACTATGGTTAGCGTTGTTACTGGTAGTACCTGGGCTACAAAGGGTACTAAAAAGGTATTAGTAAGCCAATATGGAGGAAAAACCAAAGCAAAAGAGGATTTACAGTATACAAAAACAGCGCATCCTAAGGCGCAGGCTAAATGGTTTGATGCAGCCAAAAAAGCAGACGGTAAATCATGGATAAAGCAAGCCAAGAAAACGGCTGGAGGTGGAAAACGTGGGTGATGAACGAAAACCAATCGGGAAAGATGCAAGCGGTTATGATGTATTAACGACCGCGGTAAAGGCGTTGCTTAATCAATTCCCAGGTTTATATGAATATGAAGCTGTTAAATTTGAAGAACTAGAAAAAGATTACGGAATTGCATTTTCGGCAGATAACGGAGCTTTAATCTTTTCTGAAACAGAGGACGTGATTGGAGGAGTTCACCAGACCTGCCAGTATCCTTTCTATATTATATACCGTACATCATCCACAAAAGAGCGCCAGAAAATGAGCATACAGGAATTTCTTGATACATTTGGAAAGTGGTTATGCCGGGAGCCGGTTGTGATTGATGTGAGTGAGCAACGATTATCAAATTATCCCACATTATCCCAGGGAAGGAAGATAACCAAAGTTACCCGTGATAACTCTTATGGCCTGGAACCGCAGGAAAGTGGTGTGCAGGATTGGATACTTCCGGTATCGATAGAATATAAATATGATTTTGAAAGATGGTAGAGCCAGACGCTAAGACGCAGAGCCTTAAGCTATGGCTCTATTTTTTTATCATGAAAGGAGAAAATCAGTGGCGACATGGACATACGCCGAAGGAGAGGCAAAAAGAAAAGATTTTATGGTGTTTTGGGTAACAGATGGTAATGCATCAACAATCAAAAAAGACACCATTGAGATTATCGGAAAAGGTGTAGAAGATATGCCTATTTCAATGAATCCAGAAACAGAAGAAAGTCAGGATGTGCTTGGAAACAATAACTATGATATTACCGGATACGCAGAGAGCATGACGGTAGACCCAACCAACATATCAGGGGAAAATAAGTACTCTCAGAAGATTGATACCTTAATGGAAGAGAGGGCAACGTTGTCTGATTTGCGTTTGAAGTATCTTTGCGTAAAACGATACAAAACCGACAGTACCGGAAAGATGCGTGCCTGGGTACAGGATGGCGTGGTCGAGTTGGGAGATTTTGCCGGAGGACTTAAAGGCGTTTCGGCAACCCATACAGTCCATTACGTAGGAGATAGGACGCTTGGAGCAGTGGACCCGTCAACTATGACATTTACCGCAGACAGCGCAGAACCTGCATCATTATCAGAATAATGGAGGAAACAAGAATGCCTAATATACCAATAAAAATCGAAAGTCCGGTTAAATATTATGATTTCACAGACCAGCACGGAGATATACTGGCAACTCTGAAATTTGTCCCGTCAGACCTTGACATATTCGAACGGCAGCAGAATGTGTATAAAGCATTTGAGGATATGTGGAGGGAATTAAAAGAAACTCTCGATAGCAAGAAAAAAGAAGAACTCTCATTAGAGACAATCAACAGATATGCAAAGTCTTTGCAAGATAAATTTGATTATCTGTTTAATGCGGATACTTCTGGCTTCTTCAAAATCGCCAGTCCATTTACTCCTATGGAAAACGGCGACCCTTGGGCGCTGGTAATCCTTGAAAGTGTCAAAAAAATCATAGAGCAGGAAACTGGTAAGAATTTTACGGAAATGGAAAGTAAGGCCGGAAAATATACACAAGAGTATAATGCCGGTCCGGGAAAATACCCATTTCCCGTAAAATGAATGCGGCGTGGACCCTCCCATATTCTCTCTCTGTTAATGGGGTAAATTATGAAATTCGTGAGGACTTCCGGGCAATATTAGATATTTTATCAGCTTTTGCAGATGAAGAATTATCTGACCCAGAGAAAACACAAGCAATGCTTGAAATTCTTTACTGGCCCATTATCCCGCCTCCGCAGGATTTGACAGAAGCGGCAGAAAAAGCATTATGGTTTATCGACTGTGGTGTGGTGCATGAAGATACTCCATCACCGCGTGTAATTGACTGGGAACAGGACGCAGGAATTATTTTCCCGGCGATTAACAGAATTGCAGGGTTTGAAACACGCGGATGCCAGATAATCCATTGGTGGACTTTCTACGGATGGTTCATGGAAATTGGGGACGGATTGTTTTCTCAGGTCCTTTCTATCCGGCAGAAACTGTCAAAAGGGAAGCGCTTAGAAAAGTGGGAGCAGGAGTTTTTACAGAACAATAAAAAGCTATGTGAACTTGAAAAATCCACTGACAAATCTAAAGAAGAATTTGATTATTTTGCAGAGTTGCTAAAGTGAGGTGATATCTTTGCAACCTGATGGAACTGTATTAATAGATACTAAAATCAATACGGATGGTGCAAAAACAGGCAGCGAAGATATCAAAAGGACGCTATCCGGCACAATGGATTATATAAAATTGCTACCTCAGGCTTTTAAGGATATTCCAGGCATTATGAAACATACATTTTCATCTGCTTCTAAATCCATACAAAGTCTTACACCAAGTGTACGCAATTTGCAAGATGAAGTGGACCGGTATAAAGATGCATTGTATTACGCTGAAAAGGCTGGTTATGGACTTGGCGATGCGCCATATGACAAGGCATTAGCAGGATTGCAACGGGCTAAAAAAGCAATGCAGGATTACAAAAAAAAGCTGCTCGGTGTTGATAATGAGCAAAAGAAGGCAAGCAAAAGTGGAAGTAAGCTCAATAAATCATTAAAAGGTACTGAGAAAGCATCCCGAGGTGCACGAATGGGATTGGGCCGAATGCTTGCAACATCTATCTTATTTAGCACTGTATTCCGTGCCATTTCCGCAGTAACGGGCGGATTAAAAGAAGGTATGGATAATCTGGCCCAGTATTCAGATGATACCAATAAAGCATTATCCATGCTAATGTCCAGTATGACCCAGCTTAAAAACTCCTTTGGCACAGCCTTTTCCCCGTTGGTTGAGTACGCAGCTCCAGCCCTGGCACAGTTCATCAATTTGTTATCCCAGGCCGTCACCTGGACGGCGCAACTGCTGGCGGCATTAACTGGAAAGGATACATTTGTCAAGGCGGTTAAAGTTCAGCAGGATTATGCGGATAGTCTGGATAAGACCAAAGACGAAACCAAGGATGCAGCCAAAGAAACAGAAAAGGCATTAGCACCATTTGACAAGCTGATACAGATAACAACAGGAAAGAAAAAAAGCGAAGATAAGAACGAGCTTAAACCAGAGGATATGTTTACCACGGAAGAAGTATCCAATGATATTAAGCTACAGGCAGAGGCTATAAAGAATACGCTTGGAAAACTGTTCGACCCGCTTAAGGAATCGTGGCTTGAAAATGGCCCACAGGTAATGAGTTCGCTGCAAAATACATTTTCTGCCATCAGGCAACTTGCAAGTGATGTAGGTGCATCATTCATGCAGGTATGGAATGTAGAAGGATATGGGAAAGCAATCACAGATGATTTACTAATCACTTTTGCAAATTTAGTTGATACGGTCGGAAATTTAGTCACCAATTTTGATAAGGCATGGGTATCCGGGGATACTGGAACAAACATTTTAAGGCACCTTGGGGATATTATTCTTGAAATAACAGGATTTTTTCGTCAAGCATCAGAAAGTTTAAAACAATGGTCTGCGGATTTGGATTTTTCACCTTTGCTGGAAAGCTTTGACAGGATTTTGATTGCTGTAAAACCTATTGTATCAGATGTTGGAAACTTGATATTGTGGTTTCTTAACAATGTACTACTTCCAATTTCAAAATGGGGAGTAGAGCAAGCGTTGCCAACTGTATTTGATTTAATTGCAGCAGCCCTGAAAGCAATACATAGTGTGATTGATGCACTGAAGCCATTGGGAATATGGTTATGGGAAGAATTTTTACAGCCATTAGGAGAGTGGACCGGAGCAGTTATCATAGCTGCATTAGAAAAAGTTGTTGAATGGTTGACTAAATTTTCGGATTGGGTAAGTCAAAATCAGACATTGGTAGAAAATATTACACTTGCAGTGCTGGCATTTTTTGCAGCGTGGAAGTTTTCAGAATTTGTATTGGGAATAGGACAATTAATAAGCAATCTTGGAGGATTTTTAGCAATTGGAGAACGTGTTATTTCACTTTTAGCAAGGACTGTATCAAATATAAATCCCCTTATCCTTGCTATATCAGGCATAATATCGTTGATTGCTGTGTTGGCCAAAAACTGGAGCAACATGTCCCCAACAGAAAAAGTCATAGCAAGTATACTGGCAGCGGCTTCGGCAGTAGGAATCTTGGCGGTTGCTTTGGGCGCTTTGGCTGGTGGCGTGGGCGCTGGTGTTGTAGCTGCTTCATTAGCCGCTGGAATAGCTGCTGCTACAATAGCAATTAATGCTGGTAAGCGTGCTGCATCTGCCGGATATTCTGGTGGGTATGGGGGAAGAGGTGCCTATCCCATGTCTGCTTATGCAGCGGTTCCATATAAAATGCCGATGCTTGCAACCGGAACAGTAGTACCACCACGGGCTGGAATGTTTGCTGCTATTCTGGGAGATAACAACCGTGAAACAGAAGTGGTATCCCCTTTGTCAACTATGAAGCAAGCTCTCAAAGAAGCTTTGGCAGAGAGCAATATATCTAGCAGAAACCAGATTGCTAAAGCAGAGCTAATACTTGATGGTACAAGATTTGGTCAGCTTGTAGTCAAATTCGGAAACAACGAAAAGAATCGTGTAGGTGTAAGAATGGTAACGGAAGGAAGCGTATAATGGCACAGAATGGGAACGGAGTATTTACCATAGACGGAGTTAATCTCCGTCTATGGGTAAAATCCTTAAAGCGAAATTTTTCGGTCGCAGATAGTGAAAATTCTGGACGTTTGCAATCTTACCGGATGCACCGTGATATCATTGGTACATTTTATAATTACACCCTCGATATTGATGCAGAAAGAAGTAACCCAGCTGACTATGATACATTTTATGAAATTATCTCCGCTCCGGTTGAGTCTCATAATATGGTATTCCCATATGGCCAAGAAACCAAAGAGTTTGAAGCATACATAACGAGCGGGGATGATGATTTAAAAATCAACAAGAACGGAAAAGAAGGTGAGCGTAACCATTGGACCGGGTTATCCATTACCTTTACCGCTATGGAGCCGCAGAGGAGGCCGTGATGTGTTTTTAAAGCAATCCATATTATCTGATGCAGAACAGAATACTGAGGGATTAAAGATTGTTTATGATGACTTGGCCCCTTATGCCAAAGAAAATAGTACAGCATCCATTACAAGACCTGGATTAAGACCGAGAATAGGACTTCGTCCAGGCCCTGGTTTACATCCGCGTGGGACAATAACAGAGCAGGAATTTCCAGAATTAAAGCGAGATGATATTTCTTATCCTGGATATGCTCTATGCTTTCCACGGTTTTCTCTGCTGAATGGAAAGTATATCAATTTTCCAGATAATCCGCTTCCGTATGGATATATAAGCCCAGAAGTATCAAATGAACAAGGATTGTTCGGATATGTTAAGCAAAGCAAAGGACTTAAGCCCCAAATAGGTTTGCATCCAGGAATGTTTTTATATCCTAAATCAACAACTGAAAAGATAATTGAATCCCCCATGCTTACAGTAACCTTTAATCAAAAATTCACCAGTGTAGGATTGCTCTTTACTTTTAATATGATGTCTGGAGATTATTGTACACGAATGAGAGTAAAGTGGTACTCGGATAATAACCTCTTGTCAGATATGGAGTTTTCCCCGGATTCAGTCAGATATTTTTGTAATAATTATGTGAGAGGATATAACAAACTGGAAATAACGTTTTTGCAGACATCAAACCCCATAAGGCCAGTATTTGTTACCAGAATAGATTATGGAATATACCGTGATTTTCTGGACAACGAATTATTGGAAAGAAACTGTTTGCAAGAAATCAATGCAATATCAGAAAGCATAAGTATTAACACATTGAATTTCACGGTAAGGACAACATCCAATATACCGTTTGATTTACAGAAAAAGCAGAAACTTACTTTATATTTCAACGGTGAGCTCATAGGAAATTTTTATCTTAAAAACGGTGCCAGGAAAAACAAAACGGATTACCATATGGACGCGCATGATGCAGTGGGCGTATTGGATGGCAATGAATTCGCTGGAGGAATATATACAGGCCAGCCGGTTTCTGAAGTATTAGAGAAAATATTTGAGAATGAAGATTTTAATTATTTGTTGGATGAATCATTTTCAGATATTCCGCTTTATGGATACATACCGTATACCACAAAGAGAAACGCATTAGTATACATATGCTTTGCTATTGGAGCTATTGCAGATACAAGCAATTACGATGGAATTGTTATCTATCCGCAAGAAAATGATTTGAGTGGTGAATTTTTGAATGATGAAGTATTTTCTGGTGTTACATTGGAGCATTCTGATATTGTCACCGGAATCCGGTTAACAGTTCATACATATCAAAAATCGGATGAGGCGCAAGAACTATATAATGATACTTTGAATGGAACAGCAGAGGTTATTTTTAATGAGCCTTATCATGGTCTGGAGATAACTGGCGGCACCATTGGTCAGTCTGGTGATAACTATGCTTACATAACCGGAACCGGTGGAAATGTAATACTAACCGGAAAGAAATACAACCATCTTACAACATCAATACTTAAAGAGAATCCCGATATTGTGTTTAACAAAAATATTCGCGAAGTAACAAATGCGACGTTGGTGCACAATGGTAATGCTCAGCAAGTGCTTGAACGTGTATATGCATATTACCAGCGCGCAGAAAATGTGGTGGGGGATGTACTTATAGGAAATAAAAAACTAGGACAGAAGGTTAGGATTGATACAGATTATGATGGATACCGCAGCGGTATTATTGAGAGCTACAATTACAGCTTTTCTCCCAACGAAATTAAGGCAGAGGTAAAAATACATGAGTAAGTATTTAGAATCTCTTATTTTTGACCGTACGCAGTCAGACATAATAGAATTAACTGACAAAGCTTACATTGATTATAAAGACCTAAACCGAATCGAACAGGCGATTAAATGGGTATCTTATGTTCTCAACCAGTATGGATATAGAAATACGACAAACAACAAGCTGAATTGGAAACCTGAGGACCATAGGACGGATAAAGAAATGGAACGTCTAAGAAAAAATATAGTTGCAATAAGAAACGCGTACTATACAGGCGATAGCACTCCCCTTACCCCAGATAAGATAACATACACATCAATTTATCAGGCCAATGCCATAGAAAAAATCATTTATGATTTAGGTAATTTGATTGAAAAGTCCTATCCTGGTCCTCAGCATTTGTCGTTTAAATTGGGAACCAAAGTTCTAGGAAACAGAGGTATTAAGCTATGAATTTAAAAACAAATTTTAAAAATGACAAATTTTCTGGATTACGAAAATATAAGATGACCACAGATACGTCAACCGGCCTAACAACGCTTGAAGATAAAACAGAGTATCAGGAAATAGGAGACATTTTTTCGGCTGATGACATTAACGAAACCAATAAGGCTGTATTACAAAACAACTCAGAAATCCAAGATATCAAAGGTATAAAAAAAATTATGGTTCCTTCGGCAAATTGGAGCACATCTGTCCCCTATTCACAGACAGTTGGTGTCCCGGGAGCTAAAGAGGACATTGGGCTTATTATTGGTGGTCCATATTTAGGGGATAAACCAAGCGCAAGCGTAGCCAGAGAGAGAAAAAAGGCTTTTGGATATGTCGATAGTGCTGAGAGCGGAAATGGAATTGTCACATTATATTGCTATGGCTCTAAGCCATCAACTGATTTTCAAATTCTTGTAAAAGGGGCGGGGAACTAGTATGGCAGAATGTATACTATATAACGGCGGTATGTTTAATAATGATTATCTCACTGCAAAACCAGAAGATGTCAAATATGGACAAACTTTTATTGGTGCAGGAACAGAAAATACACAAGAAGGAACTATGCCTACTTATTACAATGTGGAACATGATTTTCCCATTAACGGAAAGTTTTCTATTCCAGAAGGGTATTTTGTTTCAATAACATTAAAACAAGATATTCCAACATTGGGAGCACAATACGTTGACCCTTCCATCAATGGAACAACGGCTGGAGTTAAAGGAACATATATGACCGGCAATGTTTTTATTGGTGGGATATCGGGGATTTCAAGCGCTGTGATAAAAAAGGGAGTTAAAATAGGTCCATATATTGGGACATTTGAGGGATGGGTTGATTAAAAATGGCTGATTGCATAATTAAAAAGAATGGAGCTAATGCAGATACAAGTGATTTAACTGCCCTTCAATCGAGCGTAAAGGCAGGAAAAATATTTTTAGGTCGTGGAAGCGATGATGAACAAATTGGAACAATGCCGATTATACAACCTGAAAAGCATGAACTACAATTAAATCAGACGTTATCTTTAGGAGAAGGGTTTTATGAAGCTGGTAGTACAGTAACACAAAATATACCTACACTAGGTAATCAGTACGTTGTTCCAAGCGCGGATTTGCAAACAGTAGATACAGCTGGTAAATATATGTCAGGCGATGTTTTTGTTGAAAGACTACCGAATCTTATTGCATCAAATATAAAAAAGAATGTAGTCATTAGGGTAGGAGATACAACTATTGTAGGAACTTACGAAGGATATGAAAATGACGACCCATATACGCCATATTACAATGGTGTGTTTGCTCCAGGACAATCAATAAGCTCGTTTCCTTCCTTTGGGCGCAAAGGAGGAGCGTACTACAAAGGGGACGTGACATTTGGCCGGGATAACATTCATCTTGAGAATCCTCTTAGCACAGATTATGTAACAACAGCAATTGTATTTAATGTTCCTCTCAATTTTGATAATATCAATCGAATAACGTTAAAATATTCCCTCGCCAATGCATCTGGTGGTTGTGAAATGGTGCTGGCTACTGGATATGTTAGTGATTATATATATATGAGAGATTCTAGTGGCTCTGGAAAGGATTATAATGATGGACTAGGAGATTATTGGAGGAGAGAAATACCAAATACATCAGGCAATTTAAAAACGAATAGTTTTGATGTATCCAATATTACTGGAACACGATTTATATATATATCACTTTTTATGCGCACTACAGCAAGTACATCAGTTGTCAATATGACATTAAGGGAATTAAAATGCAGCATATAGGAGGAGAGCATGGCAATAAATGATTTAGAAAAAATGGACAACTATAATCCAACTAATTATGTAAATAATTCTGAACCGGATATTGATGCTGAACATCTTAATAAAACAGAAAATAAACTGGAAGAAACTGTTGAAAAAGCTAATGAAATAATTGATACACTAAAAGCATTAATTTCAACCGTTCAAACAAATTCACAAACCACAGTTCCGTCATCTTCGCTGGTCTATTCGATGCAGCAAGCAATCACAAAAAATACGGATGATATTGCTACTGCAAATAGCAATTTAGCAAAAACTAATGCAAAGGTGACTTTAAACGGCGTCAAGAACATTAATGGTTTTACAGCCGTGTATTCTGACCGAACTGACCGGGCATTCCAGCTATATTATGATAACGGTGAGATTGCGTCAATCGCATTTAACAACACCGGTATCTGGTATGATTTTTATGACGGACGAAACTGGAAGCAGGTTTGGAAATTTAATAAGCCATCATAATAATCATTTTGTGCTGAAGGCATATAGGTTCGTAAGGTTTGGAACTTGACTGTTATAACCAATAAATCGTACGGTATCACCTTTACGCACAGAAAACCATATAGGCATTGACGAATTGACTGTGACATCATTATTGACCCAAAAAATATTTATCCCATTTATAAGTACATTACAACCCTGAGCTGAGATGTTAAAACCAATGGAACCACAAACTATACAATCCTCTGTAGCTGCCCAACTTGTACCGTTAGCAAACCCATCTTTAATTTTTTTGCTGGTGTCTATGTATGGTAAATTGCTATTTTATAATATAAAAACATACCCATGAAAGGAGTAAAATGAACCAATTAAAACTATCAAACAACACAAAATACGACTTAATAACAAACGGGGTGGAAGAATCAGGAGATTACCTAACCCTTTCGTTTCTTCCCGGCCTAGACAGTTTTGAAACAGTAGAAGTAGAATTCAATGCGACAAACACAGAAAAAATTTACATACTTGGTTTGAATGGTCAGCCGATGGAAGTAAAAACAGGATTTACCCGGTTGGTGGAGATGCAAAAGAAAATGGATTATGCCATATCCTATGAAACAGTAAATACCGGAACCGAAGAAGCGCCGAATTATGAAACCAAGGAAGTGAAGGATACCGTTATGGTAGTTAAACTTCGTAGGCCAGATATCCGGGATACAGTACAGACCTTGCAAGATACAGTGGATGCAATGATTTTAAGTCAGTTGGAGGTGTAATATGTATACAACATTAAAAAGGCTATATAACAATGGTAAAGGGCCATTAACGCTTTCCGAACTCAACCGGGCTGTGTCAATTGGATGGATTACAGAGCAGCAGAAAAACAGCATAATTGGAGGATGATTATGAGAGATATCACATTGTGCCATCCACGCTTACAGCTTTTAGCAGGTCAATTGGTGGACGAATGCAATAAACAGGGATTAAAAATTAAAATAGGTGAGACACTGCGGACCGTGGCAGAACAGGATGCTTTATACGCTCAGGGTAGGACTAAACCGGGTAACATTGTAACTAATGCTCCTGGCAGCAGCTACAGCTCCTATCATCAATGGGGAACGGCTTTTGATATATTCCGCAATGATGGCGCTGGAGCCTATAACGAAATAGGCGGCTTCTTTAACCGTGTAGGTGCTATTGGCGTATCTATCGGTCTTGAATGGGGAGGAAACTGGAAGTCTCCTGTGGACAAGCCACATTTTCAACTTCCTGATTGGGGCAGCTCCACCAGTGGTATCAAGAAATTGTACCAAAATCCAGAACAATTCATGAAAACCTGGACTGAGCAGGAGCGCACTGGGTGGATTAAGGATAATAATGGTTGGTGGTACCGCAGACCAGATGGAACTTACCCGGCTAATAAGTGGTGTGTCATAAATCACCATTGGTACTTATTTAATAAGGATGGTTATGCCTGCACCAGCTGGCACCGCTGGAATGGCACCGTGTGCGACCCGGAGGACGGCTCAGGAGACTGGTACTATTTCGACCCGACACCGAATGGACTGCTGGAGGGAGCCTGCTGGCATAGCCAGGATAATGGCGCCCAGCAAATCTGGTACATAGAGGATTCTAATTCAATATAAAAGCGCCAGATTTTTACACTGACGCTTCTATAAATAGTATACCATCTTCGGAAATATGCAACACGATATGCAACACGGAGCCTGGAAACCGCATAAAACCGTTGTATTTTACGGGTCCGATTCCCGTCAGCAGCTTTTCCATAAAACCTTGTAGATACGGGAAAAACAACGTATTTACAAGGTTTTTTCATGTTTTTAAACATCACTTCCTCTGCTTATCACGGAGGAATATACTATAATTTTTATGATATATGCAACACGATGCAACACGAAAAATATGCCGTTTTATTACATACTGTTCAATTTTTCAAAGTGCTTATTAATTTTTTTATTTTGCCGGACGGTTTCAGAGTCAATTGCATTTCTGTATACGGTTTTCATAATATTATCGCTGGCCCATCCTCCCCGCTGCAAAATATATTGGTCCGGTATCCCTATAGCGTGCATAATGGATGCGGCATAATGCCGTAGGTCGTGAAAGCGGAAATGGGGTATGTCAATCTTTTTGAGTACTCGCCCGAATCGGTGTGTGATGTAATCCGGGTTCATATCAACCAGCTTTCCTTTTTTTTCAGATATCCGGTCAATTACAAATGCTGGCATTTCTACATCCCGTGTACTATCATCCGTCTTTGGCTGTTTGATGTACCATTGATTGTCTGGCCCCTTGACCATATTATCTCTTACATGGATAATTTTTCCATCCACGTCCTTATCGGTTAGAGCGCTTATCTCCCCTCTCCTAAGTGGACCAAACGCAGCCAGTAATACAGCTATCTCCAAATCAGTGCCTTTAATAGCGTCCAGCAACTTTTTAATATCATTGTCATTTGGGCAATATAAGTTAGGACGTTTTTTCTGCGGCAGTTTAACGTTTAAAGTTAATTCGGGTGCAAACATTTCCAGCGTTGGAGATAACAGACCATAGGCATTTCTCACCGTCTTTGGAGATAATTTTTTTGCAGCTAAATTACTTACCCATATTTGTACAGCTGGACTTGTCAGTTCAGAAAGCTTTTTTTGGCCAAATGCGCCGCCGAAATACTGTCTTTGTAGACCAGTGTACCCTCTAAGCGTAGAAGGGCTTAAAACACCGCTCTTGGCGCTTAAATAGCGTTCAATAGCATCATTAACTGTAATATCTTCTTCGTCCTCTTCCGGTACGTTGTATTGTTCTATGGGCTTGTCCTTCATATCTAATTTCCATCTAGCTGCCATTTCTTGTGCGATTTTTCGTGATGGGGCAACAAAACTTTTGTAATGTCGTTTACCTTTTTCATCCGTATATAAGTATAATTGTACGCGGATATTTTTGGATGGTAGTTCTCCTTTTTTCTTTTTCGGGGCTTTTGTAGTCATTTCTCTTTCCTCCTTCAATTGATTTTCCTAAAAATAGGTATAAAAAATACAGCTCCGCAAATATCTTGCAAAGCCGCCCCGAAGATGGTACAATATAGGTGCGAATTATAGTGCATATCTTCGGGTATGTAGGCCGGTTCCTGTTGGCGCAGGGGCCGG